AATGCAGTTCTAAATCCAGTTGATTCACTTCGCGCTGGAATACGTTCAGTGTCAATGGTTCCTTTCTTTCGAACATGGAATGCAATATGTTCACCACTTTCTTTATTTATTTCCACACCATCAACAACCTTATTGCCTTCGCCAATTGTTTCTGAGTAAATAGGTGACATTAGATGTGCTGTATCAATCAATTGAACAGTCACAGTGTTGTCAATATATCTTAGAACAACAAGTACATCACCACCAATTTTAGCGTGTTTAAACGCTTCTTTTGCTAATTCATTTAATGATGTGTTTTTACTATAAGATGAGTTTTTTGATTTAGACCAAATAGAAAAACGCGCTTCAGTAACTTCATTAAATTCTTCAGTTTGCAATTCAATACCTTCGTATTTCAATAATACTTTCATTGGATTAGATTGTAATTTCAATCCTTTGTCAATTATCCAAAGTGTGAATTTCTTAAGTACTGTTTTGGAAATATCATTTTCCAAGAATGATTGCCATGAACGTTGCGCAAGTCTTTGGTGATTAAGCGTGTAATCAATCACTGGTCCAATGTCTCCAAGATTCTTTTCACCATCAAATGACACTGAATAAGTGTTTCCCCAATTACCACCTCTAATTGCTGATGCCGTTACAGTACTTTTGATTTCTTCAAGTTCTGCATTCATTTTTTTTAATTCAGGCGAATTATCAATGATTTCTGATTCACTTATGCCTGTAATCTTTAAAATGCCTTTTTGAAATATATTCATCGCTTAAAATTCTTTTGATCCATTAATCTAACCATTCGTGGTTGCAATCTGTTCACATATCTTTGACGCATATCTTCATACAGCTTTATTGCTGACATCACAGATGCTTGTGAATTGTATTTCACACGGTTTCTTGTTTGGCCTGTATCAAGTTCATATTCTGCAATATTTCCTTGACTTACAGTTGCCAGTGCAACATTATATAGTGAATCGATGATTTCATCAATTTTTGCAATCCTTTCTTCAATCTTACCAGTTGTGATAAGATTCGCGTTGCAAACTTTTATAAAAATAACTTCAGCCATATTTTGCGAATATAATTAATTTTTTTATAGTGTTTTGATTTCATCAATTTTAGCCCCACTAATATCAGCTGTCGATGGTATGGCTGGAATTGATGATGGAATTGGTGTTGGTATTGATGGTGGTCCTGTTGCTGCTGTTGCGTGCATGTGTGAATTGAATGCAGAAACTAAGTCATTAACGGTTCCTTTCAGGTCATTAAATGCTGATTCAAGTACTGAATAACGAACCATAAAATCAGCATCACCACCAATTTCCATTGTTTCATCATTCTTCAACCAAATATATGTTGATAATACACCTTGATCATTAGTTGAAAATATACGGTGTTCACCAATTTCAGCAAGTCGATTTTTATTGATATATCCAATAATTACATTTTTGCCATTTTCACCAGTAGGCGTATAAATAGCAACCATATCTTTTACTGGATTAGAATCAGTTCCATATGCTGATGATTCCAAACATTCTTGAACATCAGATTTACCCATTCGAAGAAATTTTACCTTCAATCGATTGAGTGAATCAAATGTTGTTGATATTACTGTTGTGAAATTCATGCGTGTAAATTTATTCCTGAAAAAATACTAACTGGAACTTTTTCTGAATATACTTCAGGAATCACACAATTAAGTGTGCATGTGTTTTCTTTCTCATTCCCAGTAAATGAAACTGATTCAATAAACCATTCAGTTTTTTTGTAAATGTATATTTCAGGATTTATAACCGTAATAATATTGTTTGGCTTAATTATTTTTCCATTGATTTCCCAACGATCTAATTCAATCACAAGGCGCATTCCTTTTAATTCTTTTGATAGTGCCTGGCGTGCTGCAAGTTCTGTATCATTATCATCACCTGATGATTGAGATTTAACAGTAGGACGAAAAACAGAACCAATTACATATGGATTTCTTATTGTTTGTTCACCAGCATTTCCACCATCTTGTGATGCTTGTTTTTGAAGTGTTATGTGTGAATGCATTCCCTGGCCATTAAAATCTAATTCCATAGATGTTGCAGGAATTATTGTTCCGGTTGTTTTACCTTCACGTCCATCAAATTCAATTAATGGTGCTTTATTGGTTTTTGATTCAGTAAATAACAATTCACCTTTTTCATTGTGGGAAATGATAATTTTTTTTTGCGTTGCAAGTTCTGTAAGGTATGATTTGATTGTTTGTGATTCAGATGCATTTGATGTATCAAATTTTTTATTCATTCGATCCAATACAGATGAATCAATTTCCATTTTTAAATTAAATGGTTTAATCAATTTTTCTGCAATTTCCTTAAGTGTCAATCCATCTGATTGTAATGGGTATAATGATGTTGGTATTTCACAATCATCTAAAACACCAGGTAATGAATAACCACCAAATGATGCAAGTTCTTTGACTGCTGAATGCTTAAATCGTTGTGATGTCAAATAACCAGTAAGAAGTAATTCATTATTATGTTCCAGTTGAACTTCATGGTAATGTGATACACATGCAAGTTCTTTATGTTCTGGATTGTTTGGATCGAAATAAAATGAAAAACCAAATGTGGATCCAACTGAATCATGAACCAAGTTCAATGTGAACTCATTGAAAAAATCAACAGTCCTATTCTTGAATCTATCATTTATCTTTAAAATCATACGTAATATTTGATTATTCTATTTTTTCGAATCTCTAATATTTCATTCAGTCCAATATTGTTATTTCTGATTAATTCATCAATTGATGATTGATCTTCAGTAATACCATAAAATCTATGTGCCAAATTAATTATGTTCGTGTCGGTTTCACAAATATACGTTCTTTCTTGTTGTGCATTTAACGCAATGAACATTAATTGAGAAACAGCATAATTAACAACTGATTCAAGTCCTGTTAATGTTTCGTAATCTGCAACATAAGAATCTGTATCAGCTCCATTTTCTGACTGAATAGAATCCAGCGCTTCAACAACTGAATTATATGTTGTGGTAATTTGTGAAATTACAAATAAAACATCTTCAATATTTCCATAGTCAGTTTCATTAAGTGGTGTAACTGCTGATTGGACCATTCCAAGAACCAATGTTGTTGAATCATTTTCAAACAACATTTTATCAACCATATCTGAAAGCCCTGAAACATCATCAAGCAATGAATTAATCTGATCAACAAATAGGTTAATTCTAAATTGTGCTGATTCTGAAAATTCAGATGGATACATCAACATTGATTTAATTGCTGATATCGCATTGGCTGGCGCAACAGTAGCACCAACAATTGCTGCTAGTGCTGTATTATATAGGTTAAAGTATTCATTTGATTCAACTCCATTTTTAACCTTTGAAGATCCTTTCTTGTAGGTTGATTTTGTTGATTCAGTTGCAGTAGAAACATTCTTTGGCCAAACCTCAGTATAAGCCCAACGTGGAACTGAACGTTCGTTTATACTTTCAACTTCAAGTAATATTTTTGCAAGTGGTTCAATAGTTACACGTGGCGCATCAGTGATGATTGTTTCAAGCATTTCACCAGTGATTCGTGTGGTATTTAATCCAGTTGAATCATAGGTTAATGATGATGGATGGCAAAAAATTGTTCCATACATTGGATGTGCAACTTGCCAGTAACGTTTATCATCTGCTGATTTACGAAATGATTCAGCAGTGTCCAAGTGATCATCACCTTGAAAAATTATTTCCAATGAGTATTTACGCCCCATTGGTTCTGAACGCTTAACAAGTGTTCCTTTTATATTCGGAAAATTAAACTGAGCAATATTAAAATCAGTTGTAATTGTCGAATTCATATAGAGTGGAAAATATTGTTTTCCATCACCAGTCTGAATTACGATATCAGAATTAATTTGATCAATCCACGCCATTAGTTATGTGTATTTTCTGAAACGTTTGATGGCTTCAATTTTAAAATATTTTTCAAGATGTCTAGCTGAATTTAAAGACGCATCACGCATAAAGTGTGTTGCCTTAACATCAACAGAACGTTTTTTCTTAAATGAATAAAGTGCTGTTAATTTCCATCTTCCAGACTTTTCACGACCACCTTCAACACGAAATAAGATTCCTTTATCAGATAATACATGTCCACCTTTTCCAGCGTGAATTATTGCCTTAACAAAACGCTGCTTATTATTTTTTCCAGTTGAATTTCTAGCACTAACAATATTGTTTATACTTGAAATTCTACTATCTTTTTTGACATTCTTCATTGGTGAACGTCCTGTTCTTGCTGGATTCATAGCAATGAATGAACGTCCTTTAATGCGTCCACCATGTTCTTGCTGTTCCAAATCATCAACAGCCTTGTTTGTTCCCTTCAATGGAATGAATCCAACAGTCGCTTCCATTGAATCAACATCAAATCCACGTGCCATGTCAACACGTGAATTTGCTTTGAAGAAATTTTTATTACGCCTTACAAAATTACTTGTGGCATATTTTTCAATCGTTCGTTTCTTAACATCAAATGCAGCTGAATTGAGCGTACTCCTAATTGCAACTGGAAGTGCTGAACGGTGCATTTTTTCCAGTTTATTAGTGAATGCGACAACTTGGTCACTGTTGATGTTTAGTTGCATTTATTGAACTATATATGTTTTACTAAGTTTCCACCTTGTGTTGTCATTTAATCCAGTCAAAATCATAGTATCATCAATAATTGAAACGTAAACATTTTGAGTGCCACAAAAACCACTAACAACTGAACATTCCATTTTCTGATATGAACCATTCATTTGATTGAAGTTTGAATAGATTATTTCAGTTTCTGTAATCTCAATTTCTTGAAGCATACCCATCTGTAAATCAATCCAACTTGAACCATTGTTTATTTGTTCCCACTTCCATGTTCCAACAAAATCAACTGGAAGTGGTGCGCATCTAAAATTTTGTGTTTCTTTTTTGCAACTGAATAAAATCAGTACAAAAATAAATGATAAATTTTTCATCTTTTAAATATTTAGTTTATTCAAAAATAAATAAATATTTTCAAATAAAAAAATTAATCGTAAACACGTATTTCAACAGCACAAACATCTAGAAGTCCATCAGTAAGAGATCCGCTTTGAAGTGTATTTAATCCAATTTCATTAACATTATTATATCCTAAATTAAATGGTCCAGTTACAGTTCCTGTTGGTGTTCCACAAATTAAAAATGTTTTTCCAGGAGTAAATTCACCAGTTAATGTAAGAAGGTATGCACCTGTTCCTGATCTAGTCCATACAGGAGTACCACTTAATTCATTTCTTAACACAGTAGCAACTGGTGCAGCTGTACCAGTTTGATTCAATGTTGCTGTGTAAACCTTATAAGGCTTCGTTAATTTTCTGAACGCTTCATACAACTGCCATCCATCATATTCATTATCTGGAACATCATTCATTGTGATTCCAGCTTCAGATGCCATTTTTTGACCAAGCTGAATTAAATCAGTTAGTAGATCACGATTTACAGGTGTTCCATTATTGGTACCTGTATTGTTTTTTAAGTCGCCAAACGGAAATTCAGCAGATGCAGGTTCAACGTTTGTTAAATTTTCAAGAACTTTCATAATTAAATATAGTTTATAAACATGAAACCAATAGATTGAACTGGTTTTAATTTCAATATTAATTGTCGAAATTCATCTTTTCGCTGAATATCAACATCTGCAAAAGTACCCAATGTTTCACCACCAACAAAAAATGTTGCTCGTAAATTTGAACCAACATTAAAAGTTGAATCCAGCGATTCATTTATTCTGTTTGCAATTTTATTTGTAAAAATGTATTCACCTAATTGGAACGAACCCAATTGTTGATCATTCAATTGTACAAAATCAAATAGTGATGAATAGTAACTGTAAACATCACCAAGTTGTGAATCATTCAATTGTGCATCACCTAATTGTATGTAGTTTCCATTTAATGACAATGCATCTTCAGGTGTATATAAATTTGGATTCTCATGAATCCAAACATTAAAACCAGCCAATTGTAATTGATCCTGAATGTACTTGTAGTTTTGTCGTGCCTTAATTGTTCCAGGATGATTAAACTTTCGAATAATGGCATCCTTTCTATCTTGTAATGGAACTAGTTCATTGGTAATTAATCCAAGTCGCTTTTCCCACAATGTAGCATCATCAGCTGTGAAGTTTGCATTGTCTGGAAGTATTGAATCCAATGTGGAAACAATGTCTAAATACGTGGATTCTTCAGATAAACTAAGTGCTTCATGTAAGCGTTCAATCATTGATCCTGAATGAATGCTAAACGCTCTACCTGTTGGATAAAGTTGTTTTGTAAGCGCAATAAATCTATCTTGAATGATGCCCATTTTAATTTAGTTATGTGAATGAAACTGTTCCTAAATAAGGAATATCACCATTCGCAAATGTGAATGTATTTACAACGTTACCATCAACAGTTAAAGTAACAGCGCCAAAAATAGATCCTGGTCGTGCTTCCAAAATTGTGCTGATGATATTGTTCACATCAAAAATATCATTTTTATTTGCAAGTACATCAATTGAATCAACAAATGGTCGTACAAGTTCTAATTTAGAAGTAAGTGCATTTTCAATTAGTGTTTCAATGTCAACTGTTAAATCATCAAATGAATCAATATTAATATCAACTGCAAGTGGTGAAACTGGAAGGTAATTTACATTAAAAACTGATAATGGTTTTCTTGCTGGCAAATCAACTGTTGGAACTTCAATGTTTTCTTCAACAGCGTCCAATAATGCAGTTGATGGTGTTCCATATCCATCAATTGAATCTGCAATTGTAGCTTCAATATATAGATTAATTTCACCTACAAGACCACTGGCTGCATATGGATATGATTGATTCACACCTTGAACTTCACCAGCCCATAAACGAAAATCAGCACCTGCACCACCTTGTGGTTCCAGTTGAAATGATTCAATTATTTTTTGACGATATTCTTCAATTTCTTCTGGTGCTTGTGGTTCAATTGCTTCAGTTAAAACAGTAACAACAGCATTCACAAGTGCAATTGGTCCAGTAACAGTTAATGTATCTGATATTGATAATTTCGAATCCATTCCAGATTCTAATGCACGAAGTGTTATTATATCTGTACCATCAAGTGTAAAGGCTGTATCTAATACAAACAGTTTACCAGGATTAAGTGATGAATCATCTGATTTAAATGTTGTTTGTGCTGGAATAACTGCACCAAGCGTTCCAACAACTTGAACTGTATATTGACCAGCAACAGCAGGAAATGGATTCCTACCTAATTTCACACGTCCATAACGTTCCAATGTTCCACCAATCGCTTCAGGATCTGCTGTGTCTGCAAACGTATTTTTTTGAACATTTGCAAGTGCCTTATATGACAACCATAATTTAGCCGCTTGAACCGCTGCTAATGCTCTTAAAAATGATTTTCCAAATACTGGTATAGTAACATTCATTTCAGCTTCTAAATCAGCTAAAACAGATGCGTATATTTGTTGTAATGTTGGGATTGCTATCATTTAATTATTATAAATTAATGTGTGATATTATGCCAAATCAGTTGTACATTCAAAACCTAGTTGAACGAAAGCCTTTACAGCGTATGCGTGTGCCTCGTCAACTCCTTGTTTTTCACCTTCTAAAAGTTCGGCATTTAGGTTTCCTTGTGGCACGTTTGTAGTCAATGCGCTTGCGCCCTTTTTATACGCTTCTTTGCTTGCGTATGTTGTAACTGCAATTTCAAGCGTTTTGCCGTCAGCACGCCCTGCGAACTCTAAACGTCCGTAAATTTCTTGCATTTCTATTTCCGTTCCTGCAATTACGATTTTTTGATTTTCTGTTGATTTGATAAGTAAGCCCATATTTTGGTTTTTATTTAGTTCGTTTATAAATTTACGCTAAAAGTCCTTGATTTCTCAAGGCTTTAACAATTTGTTTTAGTGTATATCCGTCGAAAGTGTCGGTATCTGTTAAAGCAGTACCGCCACCGCCTACAAGCGTAGCCGCTGCAACTCCTGTCGTTTCTTGGTATAATTTAATAATAGAACCGTTTTCAGTTCTGAAGTGAGGTGCTGCGTTTCCTGCTACAATATCGGCTGAATACATAGCAAAATGGTCAACTGGAGTAGTAGTTGGAATAGAACCGTAATATTGATAATTCAAAGAATTTTTCATCGTAAAACAAGCAGTATTATTCGCTCCGAATGAAGATTGTAAAGAGGACCCTGTTAAATCAGTCATTCCACTAATGAAACGATGCATTGTAAAAGTTGAATATGTACCATCTCCGACTTGACAATCAAAAACAATTTGACCAATAGAACCACCAGATGGAGTTGTACCAATTGTAAATATAGATGGCAAAGTCGAAGCACTCCTATGTTGTAAAACACTTGAATGTCCTGTTTGTCGAATTAAACGAATAGAACCTGCATCACCATCACCAAGCATATATATAGTATTATTCCCATTTACTTGAAAAATATTCAAGTTGTCAATACTATTCCTTACCCTAAATGCAATATCTGTTGAAAGTGCGCCTTGTGCCCTAACATCTAAACGAACCGAACTACTAGGCGTTGCGCCAACTCCTAAACGCTTGTTTGTGTTGTCCCAGAATAAAGTTGAATCCTGCTGAACAACTCCGCCAGATTGAAACAATACGCGCCCGTCTGTGCCGCTTGTTATTGCTGTCGTGCCTATTGTTATGCCCGTGGAAATAGTCGCCCACGTTACAACACCAGCACCATTAGTTTGTAATACTTGACCATTTGTTCCATCAGTCTTTGGAACTGTGTAATCAGTATCACCAACTTTACCACCTTCATTGCGAAGTAAGGTACTTGCAGTTCCACTGTTTATATTTGTAGTTCCAATTGTAATATCTGTTGAAATAGCGGCCAATGCAGCATTGACAGCATCAACAGTTGGAAATTTTACACCTGTTCCATCAACTGTT